AGTGGCAGCAAAAATAAGAAAGGCTTGAAGAAAATTGCCAAACAATTGGAAAAGTCTTCAAAACTTCATGCGCGTCAGGCTAAGAAAGTTATGTCGTTTGTGCCTAAAGATAAGGTAGAGGAAATTTCTGCTGCCACTGCAATGAGTGCTGCTAGCAAGCGAGCGGCTAAAGCCAAAACTGCCTCCAAGTTTGCGGGGGCAGCGGCTGATAAACTTATGCGTAGTGATGGTAGTAGAACTCCAGAGAAGCAAAAACTCGCTCAAGACGCCATGGCTGCTCTCAAAAATGCTACAACTCAGCATCTAAAAGCTGAGAAGAATAGAAAGAGGGCTGACAAGAAGCTTGATGCGGAAGCTGCTGAGTTTTACGGAAAAAACGAACAACAAAGAAATTATAAAGGAATTTCTATTGATGATAGCGTTCGAGTAAAGCTCGTTGAAGATCTGCGTAAGTGGGTTCAACAACGCTGGGTTGATATTGGCGCCCCTAAGAAAGGCGGTGGTTTCAAGCCCTGCGGTCGCTCTAAAGGCGAAAAGCGTAAAGGTTATCCAAAATGCGTGCCTGCTGCAAAGGCAGCTAGCATGAGTAAAGGTCAAAGAAGGTCTGCTGTCAAACGTAAAAGAGCAGCAGGTAATCCAGGAGGTAAACCAACTATGGTATCTACATTTAAAAAGAAAGCTAAGAAAAGAGAAGCCTTTGAAAGGCTTGGTCAAATGATTGAAGGTAAGTTATGTCCGAAGGGCAAAGCTGCTGCGAAGCGTAAGTTCGATGTTTATCCTTCGGCATACGCTAACATGTATGCCTCTGCTGTTTGTAGCGGTAAGGTAACTCCCGGTGGTAAGAAAGGTAAGAAAAAATAATCTATATTAAAAATAGCTAAGTACCCTACATACCTACATAGAGGTTTAAAATGTCGCAAAGTAAAGAAATTTTAGATTCGGTTGCTGAGTATCTTCCTGAGGGTCTGGATGAAAGCACTCTTGAGAAGGTATCTGAGCTTGTCGCTGTCATTATTGAGCAGCGCGTCGAAGAACAAGTTAGTGACCTGTCCACGAAGGTCCAATCTTTTATTCGTGGTAACATCGAAAAACTGAAAGAGCAAGCCCTTAAGGAGCTTGAGCTTGAAAACGAGACGTTCCGTAACGCTCAGATGTTCGAAACTGTCCGCTCGATGTTTGCATTAGAGAACACCAACCAGGATGAGATGAATGGTATGGAAGTTCTCGCGTCCCTTGGCGAGCAACAAGAGGAGAAGAATCAAGCTCTCCTGCGTCAAGTTGACAAGCTCCTGAAGGAGAACGTTAGCCTTAAGCGTGAGTCTAAGGTTGCTAACGATAAGAACCAAAAGTTAGAGGAGGCTCTGCAAACTGTTCAAACGCAAGTTGAAAGTCTGCAAGAATCTGCTAGCGCGGAGAGGAAACTCTCTGAAACGGCACTGGTCATCAGTGAGGATAACTTCAAAGTGAAGGAAGCTGATGAAAAGTTAAATGAAAACCACGCTGGCCATGGTAATGAATGGATCAATCAAGGCGTGTTAGAAAAACTCAACAGTTATAGAGGTTAATTATGACCGCATTAGATAGAAACGAATTACTGAAGCGTT